TAATGCTATTTTTATCTTTTCCCACCGTTCTAGTAGTACTTTTTCTATTGCTGCGAAGAGTTTCATGGTTCTTTATCGAAAGGATGTCCTATTGAGATACTCCCATCATCATGTTCTCTTACCTCAGGTGTAACTACATCTGTGTCTATTGCTTTGTTATAATCTTTGATTGCTTTGTCTACGGTCATCTTAGTCTTCCAACTAATGTATCGTTCTTCTAATCCAATCAATATTCCTAGCACTAAGAACCCTAACCATGGGGGTTTATTGAATTTACTGTGGATATCTTGGAATATCCGAAGCTTTAAAGTTGGTTTCTGCATAATCTTTGTTAAATTGAGCTAAACCTTGGTCTGTTAGTACATGTTTGTACATTTTATCAAATACTGCCGGAGGTAAAGTGCATACATCGGCACCATATCTAAATGCTTGGCTTACTGAGGCTACATCACGTATAGATGCTGCTAATATCTGTGTACATGGCATATGTAATGCAAATATATCACCAATCAGCTTTAATCCGTCTACTGAATTGTCATTTAACCTACCAACAAACGGTGAAACGTACCTAGCACCGGCCAAACTAGCTAATATAGCTTGAGCTGGACTAAATACTAAAGTAACATTAGTTCTGATCTTTTGATCATTTAACATTTGACACGCTCGTAGTCCTTCTACGGTACACGGTAACTTTATGGTTGCAGTTTCGTAATTATCTGCCGCAGTTAAACCTTCTTCGTACATTACTACTGCTGTATCTGCAACAACTTCTATGCTAACGTCTGTTATATAGTCTAAGTTGTCTAAGGCATGGTAAACATCCGAAGGTTTCCGTCCACTTTGTCTTATTAAGGTAGGGTTAGTGGTAACACCGCTTATTAATCCAGTATCAACTCGTCTTGCAACTTCGTTAACATCTGCTGTATCTAAAAATAATTTCATAGTAGGGTAGAGTATGTTTGGGTAGGTATTATAGTATGTCCATTAAGGGGAAATAGTATAGAGAGGAAGTGTTGTCTGTTAAGACGACGACTTCCTCATAAGGGGTCGGGTCCACCCTTCCCTTCCCCTGTATACGGTGGAACTCGGTCTAAAGCCACGTAGGTACTGACTTGCCAGAGTTCTTTCCTCTAGCCTCTCTACGCTGCTCTAGATTCATACCTAAGACCAAGTGGTTAGCGGCAGACACAGGGTCATCGTTCCATGTTTCTAACATATCTTGAAACTCTTCTCTTTCTCTTAACTTAACTTGTTCATATGCTGAGATTGCTAGTGCATCTGTGTAATACTTAACCGCCATCGCTAAGACGTCTATACGGTCATCGTGTTTTACAGCACCTTTTTCTCTACACATTCTACTCATTTGGTAAAAGAGCATATATAAGAGCCGACTTTCAGGTGCACAGTCTTTGTTGGAGGAATAGTCCCAATCAATGACATTGCGATCAACAACAAGACGGTGTTGGTTAAGCACAGGCTCGAGACTATCAATAATCCTGTCTTCTTTCCGTACATTTGCCCTAACCTCGTCCACAAAAATGTTTTGCTTGGTTTGTTGAAGATGTTTTTTAAATAATTCACTTACTATACCGTCTCCAAAGTTTGTCTCTATTACTAACGTAGATACATCGTACTTCTTACATCCACGTAGTATGTCTAATAATGTTTTATCACTATATCCATCTCTGTATGCTCTCATCTCATGTAAGTATAAAAACCCGTTCCGTTGAGATAAATAACATGCAGCTGTCTCGTCAGATCCCCTACCTGAGGGATCCACGGCACAAATAGTTTCTGTATATGGTCCCCATTCACCTTGCAGTTGCATAGGTTTATAAAAGTAGTCTCCCGGTAAACCTACTGTAGGTAATTCTTTGATTACATTTACAGGGTCTGAACACCAGACAATTGCATCAGGTGCTTCTTTAGGGTTAACGCTAGTTACAATTAGATCAGCCATCTTAAGTGGAAACTTCTCAGCATCACTCATAGATGTATCTAACATAAACTGTAACATAAAGTTAGATCTACCCATAGATGCTTCACGATCTATTAGGTCTTCGTTGTCAAATCTGTCTGGGTCAGTACAGTCTCCTGCATTTACACCTACGTCTATATCTTCTTGTAGCTGTGGAGCTAGGAGTCCTTCGTAGTTACTGAGGGATTTTGGGTATCTGGCTGGCCAAACAAATGGTCTATAACTCCGCTCTGCCAACTTACGATAAACAGTAAAAGTAGTCTGAGGAGTCCCGAGATACATAATACGGCTATCGTCTTTCGGCGTAAGGATTGACTCGGCTTCGGTACAGAGTTGAAGTAATTTTTCACGCATCAACTCCGTCATGCTGTTTCCCGGTACTTCGATGTCGTCCAGAATCATTAGATCCGCTCTGGACCCCGTTAGCTGACCAGTAATACCAACACTTTTGACCGATGGTGCCTGATGAGGTGAACAGTTTACGTCGAAGGAAATCCTTGACCATCTGCTGTCGTCGCTTTTTGGTTGTAGGTGTTTCAGCCATGGTGTCTCTATAATAAGTTTTTGTAAGAATATAGACATGTTATCTGCACGTTCTTTAGACGCAGAGATAATCATTATCTTTTTTTCTGGATTTTTAAATAGCGTCCATAACACAAAAGCACCAGTAATCCAAGACTTACCAACACCTCGGAACGCCTGAATCTGAAGTCTCTTGGGACCACTCTGCAAGTAATCAGCAATTGCATACTGTGCCCTCGTAGGTTGAGGAAGATCTAACTGATCCCACAAAGCTTGTAGGAACAGTTTAAAGTCTTCTTGTAATGATGTTAAAACGTCTGTCATTATTTAAGTAATGGTAATTTTAAAGCCACATATTCTTCCCATGTAGTAGGGACGGATACTCCTTCAGGAATTGAGCTATCAGCTTTTTCAGCATAGTTACCTTTAATATATTCACCAGATTTATTTTTAATACTTTTACCTCTTTGAGGTCCAAAGTTTTCTGCAATATCAAAACCTCCTTTCTCTAATGAAATAAAATGCCCTTTAGTTTGACCAGCAGCTTTAATACTTTTTAATTTTTTACTATAATCTTTTAACATTATTTTTAACAAGTCATCTAATTTATCACCTTTGCCTTGATTAGTTAAAATAGTTTGTAGTTGATCAATTACTTCTTGTTTTCTCCAAGGAGCTTCTCTCATTTTTCTTAAGTCATCATAACCTTTTAAAAGATCCATAGAAACAAATTTTAGTTGGTAACCACCTTTTGATCCTACATTAGTTTTACCTTTATATAAAGTACCATCTTCACCTACATATCTTGGAGCACCTAATAATGGCATTGCTTTATTACCTGATTTTCCTTGTTGGGCATATGCATAAGTTTCTCTTGCCCATTTCATAGCTTTGTCAGCATTGTGTGGTTCTGCTTTAATAATTGTATTAGGAGTTCCAGCTATAACACTTCTTGCTCCTTGTGTTTTTGTAGCTTTAAATGCTCTTTTAGCTTCACTCCTACCTACAACACCACTTGTATCTTGAACTACTTGTGGTGAATTAGGTTCAACAACGTTTTCAGAATATAATTTACCTTGGTTATTAGATCCTTTATTAATACCGTGGGTTAAAGTTTGAGAATCTCTAATATCTGCAGTAGCGTTATTGCCAAATTTATTTTGCTTTTGAATATAAGATAAAATTTTACTTTGATCACCGTTTGCAATACTCTCTACATCTTTTAGTAAGTCAGCAACTTCATTAGGATTTTTAGTAGCTGCTCTTATTGTAGGAGCAATATCTTGTACTGGCATTCCGTTTAAAAACTTAGCAGCTTTTTTACTAATACTTTTGAAACCAACTTGAGCTAATTCTGAAACAAAACTCATGTTAACCTCCTATTTCCTAAGACCTTTTGCTTTTTGTGCTGTAATAGATTTTGGATATTTCTTAATAAAGTCAGCTTTAGACATATTACCTTTTCTCATTTTTTTAAAGTCAACTTGTTTTGCTTTTAGTTTATCTACATGAGCATCACCAAACCTAGCTCTATTTTTTGCTTCAATAGAACTTTTACCTTTTTTAACATTAGTTTTAGAACCTTTGTTATCTGTAGTAGATTTGTTAGGATTTGTATAAGTACCCATCTTAGGATATCTAGCTTTATTAATTTCAGCACTACGTTTAGTAGCTTTCTTAGCTAAATCTAATTCTTGTTGTTTATAATCTTTACCAAGACTTGATAAACCTTTAGCTTTTTTATTTACAGGTGCTGACCTTTCTTGTACAGGAATGTTAGCTAATTGTTTCTTAAGTTTTCCAGTATCTCGTCCTCTTTTGTTTTTAACTCTAAGATTGCTTGTTAATTTAGATACTTTTCTATCTTCTTTAATTTTTTTCTTTTCAGAAGCTATTTTTAATAAATTTTTACTTCTTTTTTCAGCATTTTGTTGACGTCTATGCTGTCTTGTGTGTGCCATAATTATTTAGCGATGTAAAGTTTGCTTTTGTTTTTTTTACGTGGTCTAGCACGATTAGTTGATGGACTTTCTAATCCATGCTTTCCGGGACCATGCATGTTATGCGAGGCATCTTTACCATCGCCATTGCCATATGTACCCATTTTACGATTTAACTTAACAGCTTCTCTAGCAATTTTATTACCTTTACCGTTTTTGTTATATCGTGTTTGTTGTGCAATCCTACGCTTGTTAGCAGCAGGATTTGCATCATAATATCTTTGTGTTTTACCTTTTGCCATACATCCTCCGAGTTATTAACTCAGGATCTACTTTAGGCATTAACTGATTTAACTTATCTAATGGGTTACCATCATAGGCTACACCGCTAATATCATTAGCTTTGAGCCAGTCACAAGCTGCTTTTAGATCTTGTGTGGTTGCCTCGCCGTTACGAACTCTGTTTAAAAACTCATTTGTGACAAGGTTATGCAGTTCATTAAACTGCTCTTCGTTAGCTTTGTTCATTTTAATTTATATGAGATAGGATCACGTGCTCCCGGTCTGGATTATATCCAAACGTGGCTCGCATCCAATCAAGCCAATTTCTACTACCTTTTTCCTGATTACATCGACGGCACGACGGTACAACATTAGCTGTAACATCTCGTCCACCTTTACATTTAGGTCGAACGTGGTCAATAGTAAGATTGTGTAATTCATGTAATTCTCCGCAATAAACGCATGTACAGTTGAAGTGCTCTTTGACCGC